TGCGCGGATCTCTTTACGTAGGTGGTGGCCCCACTCCCACGTTATGTGCGCCATCGACGGTGACACCGACTTGATGGTCACCCGGTCGCAAAAGAACGCGGAAGCGAATTTGCGTTCAAGTTTGATCAAATCAGCGGAATCCATACCAATGGTGCCGGTCAGGATGTCGGCTTTCACGCCACGTGGGGTGGGCAGCATGTTCACCATGAGTGGCGGTTCGCCATCTCCACGGCCCGTAAGTTTCAGCATGTATGCGACTTTGGGCCACGCACGACGGATCTTCCCGACCTTCCACAGCTGCACGGCCGTATGCCACACGTTCGTCATACCGGCCGCTTTCATCGTCACCGACATGAAAAAAGTCAACCGGGTGGCAGGCACCACGGCGGCGAAAGCCATCGCCCACGGGCCAATAGCAACCAGGCCAAGCAACGCCACCGACGCCGATAGGGCCACTAGCCAATGCCGGATAAGGATCGCAGCCAAGGTGACCACAGTGGCTATGAACTCCCCCAACGTTTTGAAAACATCATCGTCGGGGTTGGGCTCACACCACGTATGTTTCAGCGTCGCGAGCTGCTCGGCTGTGCGCTTCCAATCAGACACGGGTTCGGTTCCGTTCAGTCTCTAGTTAGATGGTTTTGTTAGCAATACATTTGTTGGCGTGTGATACCCTTCAGACACCAAGTCCCTTTACGGTCCTGGCGTCTGACAGGTTCACAGCTCAAATCTTTTGCTAGCTCAGCCATCCTTGGCGTGCTAGCTTTTCTTTTCTGTCTTTTTCGCGTTGTTCGGTTTTGGCTGCTGTGGTGATTTCTCTGGTTTGCCAGCCTTTGATGGCGGCGTTTTTGCGTGCTCGTTTTTTGTGAATCTTGCAGTTTGGGCAGCGGCTTGGCGGGTTATAGCCGTGTGGCTGGCAGGGTTTCATCGTTCTAGGTCCATGTTTTCCCTGATTTTCTCTAGCTCGGCTGCTATTTTTCTGAGTTGCGTAGTCATTTCAGATGCAACAATGTCTATGACTTCGCGGAGTTGCTGCATTTCGTCTTCAAAATTCATTTTTGTTCTTCCTCGTCTTCAAATCTGCTGGCGATCTCGTTAAATGCGAGGGTTTCAACCAGCTCGCTAATGCCCTTCATGCCCATTTCTCGCGCCACTTGGCTGCAAGCCCTTTTGAATGTGTCGCCAAGAACTGTTCGTATAGCTTCTAGTTCCTCCTTTATGTCTGCTATCGCCGTGGCTAGATCTTCTACGTCTTCTTTTGTGTCATCTACCTCCGTTTTTAGCCCGGTTGTGAGGTCTTCAAGATCTATAATTCTGTCGATATCCATCTAATTGCTCCTTATTTGTGTGGCTGGCAGGTTTTCATTCGATTTTCCTGGCGCGCGCTGTCTCTAGTTGGGCTATATGTTCGTTTTGGTGTAGCAGTTTGTAGCGGTAATGAGCACTGGAGTCGGCTCGTAACATCGTTTCTTTCAAGTCCCGCTTGGCGTCGCTGATGAGCTTGTCTATGCCTTCGCGGTGGGCCTTTCGGCGGCGGAGCTTTTCTAGGGCTTTGCGGCGTCTAGCTGTCCTGATGATGGCGTTCATAGTCCGTACCTTCTGAATAGTTTGTCGATCATGGTTCCGATGTAGCCGCCGATGATGAGCCCGGCGAGGATCTTTAGCAGGAAGATCATGTCGTTCATGAGCTGAGTTCCTTTGCTGCCATGACGTCGGGGAGTCCGGTTCGTCCGCCTTTGATCATGAGCTCGTAGGTTTTACCCTCTTCAATGCTGTCCCAAACTTTGACGCGTTTGCCAACAGAAAGCTTTCCGCAGCTAGTACGCATCTCACGGTCTTGGATATGGCCATCTCGGGAAACGACATACTTTTCTGTGATCTTGCAGGTTTGGGGCTTGGCAACGCTTTTGCCGTCCTTGTATGACAGGTAGGCGTATGAGGCCATTAGGGCGATGAACCCCACGACAATCAGCATTCCCACAGCGGCGAGCAGAACCGTTCCGACAATGCCCGCATCGTTTTTGTTCCTGTTCATTTCTTTAGTTCCTGTTCTCTGGCTTTCAAAAGCTGTACAGACTTCGGGTAGTTCACGTTCAGTTCTGTTCTGACCTTGTATCCGGATGGCAGTTCGTTTGGCCATGTTCGGCGCATGATGGCTAGGTACTCATCGTCGATAAGTTTTTTGTCTGCTCGGCTGTTCTGTTTCGGTTTCTTTTTGGGCTGTTCTGTTTTGGGCGGGCTGTTCTGTTCTGTTTCTTGTTCTGAACCTGTTCTGTTCTGAACCTGTTCTGTTTTGCGCTGCTCCCTGGTTGGCTCTTCGGGGTCGGGTGTGTCCTGTTCTGTTTCTGCGATGACCGCCGCTAGCTGCACTGCCCGCATGGCCTTCAGTACAGCTAGGCCACCGTTAGGGCATAGGCGCCTGTACTCCTGTATGCACTGGTCATATGTTTCAAGGTTCATCAGCAGGGACACGCGCCATGCGCCGTATGTTTCGATGAATGAGCCGACGCCTGGTATCCACCGCCATATTGGGAACTTGGGGCGTGTTTTGGCTGCTAGTCCGCGTCGTTGCCGCTGTACTGCTCGTACTTTACGTAGGACTAGTTCGAGCATGAATGGGGCGAGTAGCGCCATGGCGGGGAAGAACCACCACCCATCGGGCGCTTCGGCTTTGTTGCGGATGCCGTGTCCGTATTGGGCGTAGGCGGACAGGACAGCTATTGCCCAGACGGTGACGCTGAACATGCCTGCACTCTGTCCCATGTATGCGCAGTAAACACAGATGAGAACACATATGAATGCGGTGGCGTCGAGGCTGTAGAACACAACGAGGGGCCATAGGCCGGCGAGGTTCAGTCCTGTTCTTGCCCAGTCGATGATGTCCTGTCCGGATAGGGACAGGGGCGCGATGATGAGGCCGGCGAGCAGTACAGCTGTGGTGGCGAACAGAACAGGTATCCACTTGGGTTGCGGTGTGTTCTGTTCTGTTCCTGTTCTGTTCTGCACCTGTTCTGTTCTGTTCTGTTCGGTCATGGTGCACAGTCTGCCCTATGTCGACGGGTTAGGCAAGCTATCCCACCTTGACGTGTTAGGTGTGTTGGCGTGATGATGTGCGCATGTTGAATCTTGAATCAATCGTTTTGCCGTCTGGTGAGGCGGCGAAAGCGCTAGGCGTATCGCCGTCGTATCTACGTCGGCTACCTAAGGAGACGTTGCACTATGAGCGGGTAGGGCATCACCGCAAATATTTGGTTGCCGACTTGGTGGCCTATGACCGAACACGACACGACGCAAAGGACGGCGAGTAATGAGTGAAGACATTAAATTGAGGCTTACTCACGAGTCGTGGGAACAGATGCCCACACACGTGTACCTTGATGACTTTTTTAGGGCAATCAAAAACATGTTCGGCAACGTGGTCTATAACGTGGTTTCCCTTGAGTTGCGTGACGGTAAGGCGCGGCTTGAGTTGCGCGACTGGCGACCGGATACGAACACGGTGAAGCCGGAGAATATGGCCACGATCATTGTGGAGGTTCCTATCATCGGCTGGCATACGTCTTAGGCATGAAAAAGCGGGATGCCCCCGAACAGTGGAGGGCATCCCGCTTTTTAGATCCTGTCTAGCCTTCGATGAGTTTCTGTTTCGCTTGTGGATCTCCTGTCAAAATGTAAGACGCGGCCGCGTCAGATCTCGGGCTCAAGTGTTCCCCGAAAATCCAGCGGGCACGGTCTCCCATCTCTTGCACCTTGGCTGAGTTAAACAGGGCTTTCTCAAACCAATCGGGGCGGACGATGATGGGCGGGTCGGTGTCGTATTGGCGGGCGGGTAGTTCGTCTTCTACGGATTCGGCGTATCCGTGTAGCAGGCGGGCTAGGGCCGCGTCGCCGTGGACGGTGATGGAAGCTAGGCGTACTGCGATTTTTCCGTCTTCGTCGAGTCGACGGATTTCTACGGAGTACTTAGGTGGGATGTTCATACGTCTTCCTGGTCTGACGAGATGCGGATGTGGGCATCGGGGAATGCTGGTTTAACTGAGTCGTCTAGGTAGACGGTGACTGCCATAAGGCGGCCGGCTGGGTTCAAGTCGACGCCAACGGCATATGTTCCGTCTGGGATGTGGGCGTCAACGCTGCCCGTGGCATGCGCAGCCATATTGGTGAGCACGTTCACGGTGTCGACGAACCCCATGAGTTCAGCTCCGGCATGTCCTGAAACGTGTTCCCTTATTCCGCGTAGGGGTACGGGTAGTGAGCTTGACGCGAATGGTTCATAAGCGATTGTGCGTCCGTCTGTGGTTTCGGTTTCTAGCCACGCTATGGGGCCTTCAAAAGTTTTCATGCGAGGTCCATATCTGTCCTTTGGTTGTGGTGTGTTGTTGACCTGCATAGCCTAACACGAATCCTATATGTAAGCAATATGGTTTAGCCATCAAGTGTGTGCTACGTTATCGGCGCAAACACAACCACAACCGTGGTAGTACTATGAGAGCAAGAAAAAACCCCCGCTTCTCAAGAGCGAGGGTTTTTAGATCCGCACGTTGTCCCGTGCGGCACGATAGGAACAGTGTACCAAACCTATATAGGTTTACTGAACCTATCCGCCACAGGAGCACGTGCCTTACCAAAAAGGCATGCAGCATGCACGAAGACGAACAATTCGAAGTGGTCGCAGAGGGCGAATATCCATTCACGATGATGCCCCATTGGGTGGCGCTATCACCCATGAGCGACGGAGCATTCAGGCTTTACAACTTCCTCTTGATGCACCTAAACATGGGATCAGGAACCCGCAAAGCGTGGCCGTCCAAAGCCTCACTAGCCGCCCTCATGGGCTTCACAAAAGAAGATTCCCTAGACAGGCATCTAAACCAGCTCTACGCCATGGGCGCCGTAACTGTGCAACGACACAGGAACGAATCGAACATGAAAAAACGCAACACATACACCCTCAGACTCACCCCGCCCCACGGATTTCAAGGGCACACGATTCTGTCGGATTGGTACGAGACACGGAAACAAGAAACCGCAGGTCAGACCGTACCCCCCAAAAAAGGGGTACGTACCCCCGAAAAAGGGGGTTCCGTACCCCCCAAAAAAGGGGTTAAACAAGAACCACTACCTCAACAACAACCACTAAAAGAAGAGAACCCTCCAAAGTCGGGTTCTTATTCGTCCCCAGTTTCTCCGAAACCTGGCGACGGCTCCCCATCAACAGAACTCTCAATCATCGAAAAACGGGAAGACGTCGAACAAGCGTGTGTCCTGCTCGCTGATCTCATTGAGGGCAACGGATCTAAAAGACCAAGAATCAGCGATGAGTGGCGTCGTGCGGCTCGGCTCTTGATGGATAAAGACGGGCGTTCTTTGGAGCAGGTTCTCACCGCGATCCGTTGGTCGCAGAATGACGAGTTTTGGCGCGGCAACGTCCTGTCGATGCCAACATTGCGTAAGCAGTACGACAAGTTGCGTCTAGCTGCCATCCGTGAGCGCTCTCAGAAGCAAGCAGGCGGACGTAATGACGATTTGGGTACCGACGCCCACATCCAACGGTATGCGGAGCGTAGGGCGGCTCGTGAGGCCGAAGAGGCCGCGGGCGGGTTGCCAGCGAATTTGTGGGATCGGGCATTGGCCATTGGGGAACTACTAGAAGCGGGGGCCGTGTGATGACAGGCGAGCAGATGGCGGCGTTTATGAAGATCACCCAATCGGCGGCCGTGCGGGGAAAGATCGCTGAGGACACTCCGGAGGGGTGGGAGTTCATCATTGGTGAGCTTCCCTACAGGGATTGCGTTGAGGCTCTGAAAAGGTTTGTGACCAGGCCAAACCCGGAAGGTAAGCGCGGGCCTTGGATTAACGCGATGGACATTTACGAAGAGGTCCGTAAGGTGCGGGCAGATCGCGCCTCGCGCACAGATGCATCGTTCCTGGTCTCTGCGTTCTACCCCAAAGAGATTGAGGGGGAGTCTGAGCAGAGCTACGCGCGTCGCACAATTGAGGCCAAGCGGGCATATGTGAAAGCGATCGCGGACGGGGAGCCGGAGCCGCAGCCTAAGCAGATCCCGCAGCGCTATGACGACCCTAAGCACATCATGGGCGGAGTGTTTAAGTCACCGAACCCGGCACCTAAAACACTGCTCACCCCTGGTGTTCAAGTGGAGCTATCTCCACTCAGTAAAGCCCGGCTCCGGGCACGTTTGGAACGGGCAAGTTAACGCAGAAATGGTCCCCGTCACTAACGGTGGCGGGGCTATGCGTGTTATGTGGTTGTGACGTTTAACGCTGTCACCGGCTAAAATGTGGCGAAAGTACGCACACGTGATGCATGATTGTGCCGTGGGAGGAAAACGATACGCCCGAGGGGGCCACCATGACCAGGGATCAACGCGACTCTAAGCCGCCATGGTGCGGGGAATGCGAACTACGCACCCGCCTCGTTTTCTCCGATGATTCCGCCCGCCGCTGCCGCATCTGTCACCCACTCGTTGTTGCCGCGAAAGAGGCCGGGTCTTCGTATTGGTGTGGGCGCTGTGACCATGACACCCGTTTCAAGGTGGACATGGCCACGGGCACATCCGCGCCATGTAAGGCCTGCTACGGGGTGTATCAGAGCAACGAAACACTCTCGCCTACCTGGTGACCCCGCGCGGCCAGCTCGTCTAACGCGTCATGTAGTATAAGAAACGGCAAAGCAAACGCGGTTACTTCTTGGCAGAACCGACCGCATAGGGCTACTTCGTGCCGAATCTTGCAAGGAAAGACACGATTAGCTGTACTGCAAAGAACCCCCCGGACGACCAAACCGGGGGGCTTTTTGTTTCTAGGCCTCTTCGGGCGCGGCTGCCACATGTCGGGCTATTCCTGCGTTGCCCCACATCATCGCTTCCTCAAGTTTGGTGATGGCTAGGGCCTTTTCGCGTCCTTCGGGTACTACTGCGTTGAATGCGTCGGCTGCCGCTTTAGCCATGTTCCGAACCGTGTTGTGTAGTTCGATTTTCGCGGCGTCGGGTGCGTGGTAGGTGAATCTTTTGTCTAGGTCTGCTTGTTCCATGAGGTCAAGGGTAGTGGGCAAAACTTTTCACGTCTTTATCGTGATCCGATATTGCTTACATATAGATTCCGTGTTATTGTTGTGACACACACAACGCAGGGAGCCGACATGAACGCCGCAGCCGCAGACCAGACCCGCCCAGCCCCAAAAAAACTGGCAGATCTAGACCTCACCCCGCAATCCCGCGAAGTACTCGGATGGGCAGCACAAGCCAAAAAAGAACTCGACACAATCGAGCTAGTCGGAAGTAGTAGCGAAATGCGTAGCCGCATCACCGGCGGGTACTCGGCATACGTTCGAGTGTTCTCACTCCTGACCGGCATCCGCAGCTACATGAATATTCACCAGATCGTCGCCGAAGCCGCCAAATTTGAATCCGACACCAACTAGCACCCCGCAAACCCACAACCCAAGGAAGGAACATCATGGGATACCACGACGATGACGACTGCGAATGCACCGAATTCGACCACATGGTAGAAACCCGACTGCAAGAAATCGTGTCCGAATACCTCATGCTCGAACTGCAAGCCATGGCACAACGCATATACAACATCAACAAACTAGAAGACTCCGGCGAACGGCTAGGCGACTATCTGACATCACCGGGCATGGTCGAAAAGATCGTTAAAAACATCAGCGCATACCGCGTGAACCTCGGATGTTCACCTAAAGAAGCCGTGGACTCGGTAATACGAACCCTAGAAATCGAAGTATCAGACAACACAGCCCTTTGGAGTTAACAACATGGAAGACCATTGCGGAGAAATCGTTAAAGACGCCTACGCGTCACAGATGAACATGGAGGTAGATGTCACCAACGTTCCACCGCAGCCAGTTAATGGGATGCCTCACGAGCCAACAGAACACGACTGCCCCCACGGCAGCACCTACTACGTACTTCCAACCATCAATCAGGTAGCCCAGTGGGCTTTTAGGGGCATCCGGGGCATCCAATGAGCTCGAGCGATACCTACGCCTGGGCACTGCAAGAGAAAAACCACCAACTTGAATTCGAGAACAAGCTACTAAAAAGGAACCTTAAGGACTTAAAGGAAAACCACAGAATTCTAGAATCACTTTTTCGGACAGTGACAAATGACCGTGACGAGATTCTGGCCAAGCTAACCGAACTAGGTGAGACACGATGAACGACCAAAACGGCATTCTTCTTTTTGAGCATGACGAGAACGGAGAATGGAAAACCCCGGACATGTCCATCAAAGCCACGTTGCGACTGGACTATCCAGACGGGCAAACCATCAGTGAAGAAATCGGAGAAATCACTACACTTCCACCGGAACCATACGACCAGTTCGTGGTGGACCTAGCCGCACTGCTACGTCAAGCAGCCTACGCATTCGAGGCCGCACACGCACAAGCAAAAGCCGAAGAGGAAAACCAGTGAGTGAACAAACCTATATGCCGTTCGAGCTGGCATGCCAAGACATCCGCCGCATGTTGAAAGCCGGGCCGGATGTGAAAATCAAATTTCGGTTCATCTCAACATTCCTGATTGAGTATGAAACGGAAGACGGAAGCAACCTGCCCGGTATGGATATGCCAAAGACGTTCGCGGCCATGCCCTACCCGGTGGCCCGGCCTGGCGTGAAGACACAGATCGGATCAATGTGAGCAGCAAAAAGGTTCACACGATCACGGACGTAAAGAAACCTAGTAGGGAGCACCGTAAAGAGCTGCAAGACGACCGCAAGCGCACACACGCGAAAGACAAATCAACGACTAAAGGAGCATGGCTGTAATGGGACTTTTTGGACGCGCCACGAAACACGTGGACAACTTTCTAGAAAAGCTGATGAACTGTCCGGCATGTAAGCACACCTCCGAATACGGTGTGGCGGGTTGCACGTGCAAGCGCTCGGACTGCACCTGCACCGAAAGGAACCGTAAGAAATGAGGACCAAAAAGAAGCGTGATGAATGCCCGGAATGCGGGGACACTGGCCTGTCATGGCCGACCGTCCTACTGCTGGCCGTGCTGTGCGGGACTGGCCTAGGGGCTCTGTACATGGTGCTCACGTTTTTGATCCGGGTGCTGCCATGAGCGACTTTGTGGAGTGGCGCGGCAAGATCGCGATCCTCGGTAAGCCGAACATCGAGGGGCGCATCATCGGGTATGACGATCTGACGTGGAAGACGCTGAACCTGTCTATGTTTCGTATCGGTACGCCGGTAGGGATCGTGAAACATATTGAGCTTCACCCCGGATTTTTGTGGGCGCATGGTCAGGTGTCAGGCGCGAAGCTGATGGCGTGGTTGCGGAAAGGTAAAACGATTGGGGTTGATCCGGTGATCATGCAACGTACCTACCGTGAGCGCGGGAGAGGTGCCGTGGCTAGCCAGGGTTTGGAGCTGACTAGTTTGGATGTTGTGCAGAATCCGGTGTGGTCGGAGTGCATTATTAGTGCAGCGTGATCAGGGGCTAGGGGTCATCCTTCGGGGTGGCCCCTTTTTCTATGCCACACACGCAATAGATATTGCTTACATATAGGATTCGTGTTACGGTTGGTCCACACCGAAAGGAACCGAACATGAAAAAAGACCCACGCTACCCATGCCGCAGCTGCGGAAAAACCCTCCCACCCGGACTACTCCCAGGCGCCAAATGCGGCGAATGCGTCAGCCGAGACAACCAATACGCCAAAGCCCAAAAAGCCCAACGACTGGCCGGACAGATGCCCCCTAAAGGCTCTAGCGTCTAGCCATGACACTAAGACGACCGCAACACAAACCCGGAAGGCACCGAAAACCCAGCACCACACTCATACAAAAACTCGCACAAACCCTACGCCCAAAACCACAAACACCCAGCCCAGACAACGCAGAAACAGTCCTACTCCCCCGCATCACATAGGAGCACCCATGAGCAACGAAGACAACACCGTCAAATGGGAAGGCATAACAGAACTACCCTGCGGATGCACGATAGAAAGCCAAGGAACCATAGACAAAAACCTTCTGCCACCACTCCGCGTCAGCATCGCCGAACCCGAAGAAAAATAGGAGCGCCATGGAAACCCCCGAGCAAGCCCGTAAGCGTCGTGAACGTCACCCACGCACCACACTCCGCGAAACACTCGCCCGCATCATCCGCCCACAACCCACCACAACCAATGGACGCTGAAACCGTCCTACTCCCCCGCATCATCACCTAAGGACCACAACATGAGCGAACCATTGAACATAAAAGTAGACCTAGAAGACCCAAACAGCGTCGCCCAAGCCATCCACACCATGACCACTAAATCGGAGCCAGTGCAACTAGCCAGCTTTGTACTTTCGGCCGTGCACCGCCTAGGTCGGGCAGAAATTCGCGCGCAAAGAACCGAATATCTGTTACTGGCCGTCGGCGCCGTACTTGGAGGCGCGCTAGCCGTATCCGTCTATTACAACATCACCTAAAGGCCACAACATGCCCGAAACTTACGAGCTGACAATGAAAGGCGTAGACGAAGAGTCCCGCCTAGAAGCAATGACCGCACTACTCACCGAAACAACACACGCCCAAGCCGTAGCCGCCCTCGTAAACATGGGCGTCGAAGGTCTGCAACTGACCGACGACGTAAACAACCTTGCCCAGGCCATCCACGAAACCCTAAAAATCGCCCACAAACCACAACTAGAAGACGGAGCCGCATCCACCGCCCGAGCCGTGGCAGACGCACACCGCGCCGCGATCATCTACCTATCAGACTTCGTGTCCCACACATTCCAAGACGCTCCACCATGCACCAACATGCTGTGCGAAAACTGCTACAGCGAAGACGCCGCACACATCCAATAATCGAAGGACCACCATGAAAAACGAGGACGTAACCCCCGATGAGGCGCGCGGACCATTCGCCGGCCTAGTAGATCACCTAGTAGATCAGATGGAAAAAGACGAGAAACAGCGCGCCAAGAAAGCCGAACAGGCACAAAAGGAATTAACAGAATTGCTTTCCAACGTCCGCATTCAAGGATCACAGGGGTAGACATGCGTAAATCAGAAGCCGAACGCCGCCGCGATCAGGAACGCAAACGACGCAACGGCAGCAGCACCACTGACCTGTACAACCAAACCGTGTATAACGACTACAGCAGTAGCTCATCTGATTGCGGCAGCTCGGACTCTGGTAGTTCGGACTGTGGAAGCTCAAGCAGCGAATAGCCACACAAGCCGGCCCCTCCCTAGCTCCCCAGGGGAGGGGCTTTGTGCTATCTAGGGCATAAAAAAGCCCCAGGTGTTCGAATCCCTGGGGCTTTCCGTTTTCCCTCATCCGGGAAACCTATAAGACGGCCAGTGCGGGCCCACTTAGTGAGCCACCATCATGACACAGGCTGACCGACAACGGAACCCGGATTACCTTCCTTCACCCACGCATTAGCTTCCTTGCGGGTGGGGAAATCCTTCGGCTCAACGCCGGCCGCGAATGGCAGCCATCGCCACACATAGGCAACCTCTTTAGTTGTGGCTAGCCGCTGCTGACCGCCCGCAGTCACCGTCCGCCTAGTGCGCGCACCCCCGCATGATCCACATGCCATCACATGCCCCCCTTCAATAGAGCCAACTCACGATGCACCAACCTGGACGCCACCGCGAACTGCTCACCAATCACCGCGAACTCCCGAAACTCAAACGGCGACACCAAACCAGGGTCGCCGAAATCGTCAGACATACGCCGATACAAAGCAGACACACGCCGCCTGATCGTTTCCTTATCCGACTCCGGTATATCCGCCGAATCCACACCGTCGTGCTTTGTGGCCACCTTGAAAACAGCCGAAGGCACCGCAACTAGCCTGCCGTCCACCACATCAGCGAAAGGGAACCGGTACGCATCCACCGTGTACGGATCGGCGTCCGGCACCTCATACAAAAATGCTTGCCTAAACCTGTTCACGTCCAAGTTCTCAGGACCACCGGCCCACTCAAGTACGCGGGCCACAGCATCAGATGAACTCCACTCACGGCCTCGACTAGAAAAAGGCAAGCCGGTATCTCCCACCACCCGAAACGCAAACGCAACAAGCCGAGCGGAGTCAAAATCATCTGATACTGCGATGGATTCATCCGTCACGCTTCCGTCGTCGCCGGGGATATTTATGGACTTTATTTCAGCGTCTTCAAAAGCGGGGATATCGACGATTGTTGCGGCCATAAGCTTGTTGGTGCCAGGCTCAATATCAGCAGAGATATGCCGTACGAAACCATTTTTAACCTTGCGTACAACTTCCTGCGTCGCCTGATCGTATAGATCAAAGCGGCCTTCACCCCAAAGATTATTACTATCCACCCAGACACGCTCGATAGATCCCACTGCGATGGCTCCCGCATGTCCCCCCCAATCGGCAGGGGCGTATCTCAAAGGCAGAGGGAGCGGCCGGGCCTTTGGGGTACTGCCCATAACGATTTTCCGGCCCACTGCGTCAGGTTTGTTGAGGGGAGCTATGAGAGCTCTCCAGTGTATTTCAACCATTTCGTACCCCGTAACTCAAACGACACCGACAGTTAACAACCTCTTGTACCGGCCCGTATGGGTCATGTGGGAAACGCAGTGGAAAACCGCCCACAATAAACACATCGTCCACCGCAACCGTTGTGTTATCAACATTTGCGTGCGAAATACGTGTTCTTTCGTCATCGTGGGCTATCCACCGCTTAACCACCACAGAACCCCGACTAGCAGCCACAGCGGAAGCGGCCACAAACTCCCCCGCCGCCACCGCCACAGCCGCAGCATTGAACGCCATGACCCCAATCATCGGCGCCCACGCAGCCACCAAAGCCGCCAACACCGCCACGCTTCCCCCACCCGACGCGGCAGCCGTAGTGACATCTTCCTCCACCCTCTGTGGAATCGTTTGAGCATTCACCACGGTGGAAATATCGTTAATGAACGTCGCCGACAGCAAACGCTCCGCTATCAAAACCCCATACGCTGCCGCCACACCCACGGCCGCCTGCTCAAACACTGACCGCACAGCCGGGATGATCACATCCTGCACAAGCACCGGCCACAGCCACGCCGGGAACACCGTCATATCAGGGTTAGCCGGATCAGCGAACACAGATGTATCAATGCGGGCAAGCCACAACCTGACCGCCTCTTCAACGGCCTGCAACATGAGGCTTTCCGCCTCATCAATGTCCACGGAGAACCTTCACTAGATCATCCCGGTCATAGGGCGCCGAACTATCAACCAACCCACCCACATGGCTAGAGATCGCATTGAAAAGAACATCAGGCACAGCACCCACATACTTAGGTTTCACTCGTGCCACCACATCCTCGTACACATCTCGGGCCACCGAAAACGTCAAATGTCGACTAATAGGCGGTACGTCAGCCAAGGCGGCGCGGTTTGATCTTCCCGAATGTGTGAGAACCCATTGCCCTGTGCCGTGCAAAAGGTCACGAGCGATGATGTCAGCAACGGCGAACGCGGCCGGGTCTTGTGCCCGCTCAATTTCCTGTGGTGACTCCACCCGCGTGGAAGGAACCCGCACCGTCGTATCAATCGGAGTGGGCACCAATTGATCGCCTTGCCCGGCTGGCAGCGGATCGTAACCTGCCTGTTCGCGTAGTTCGTTGATGGTGATGGCGCCGGCCTCGCGTAGCTGCAAAGCCTCCGGGGTCCGGTCGGGACGGGATACGAGGTCGCTGAAGTCGGCTTCTAGGAAGTAGTTGTCACCCATCATCGGGGCAACGACACGCAACGTCACCGCATCAAGTATCAGTTGGGTGAGTGGCGCGATATCAAACTTTAGGTCTTCCTCGGACAGCTGCCAGCCAGTCCAGTGATTAACCTTGCCTACACCGGTCACCATCTCAGTGGGCAGCGGCTGCCCTGCCGCATACCTTCTGATTTCCGCGTCCCGCAACTCAGAAGCATTCTCGTCAAGCTCAGACCACATGCGGATCGGGTCTTTAATGTCCTTGATGACATCCATTGGCCCCCATGTGATCATCGGGGACTGGCGAGAGGCAGAGTTTTGGTCTGTGATCGCCGCGCTCATGTTGCGGTGAAAATCTTTCTTGAACTGGTCTTGCCCACTTATGACGTCTTCACCGGTGGTGGTCGCGGGGAGGTTCAGCTCTTGCGGAAGGAACCACACGCCGGCACCTGCAACACGTGACATGGCAGCGGTACGGATAGCGCTATCGAGGGCCTGAATCTTTTCTAGCGTTGACAGGCCGCCACGGGTGGGCGAGTCGGCTTCCCAAAACTTGTGGGGATGCGGCGCCCATAGCCGGTAATTGAACACGTCGAGGCCGTATCGTTCCTCTTCGCCACTGAATGGGTTGGTGACCTGCACAATGGTGCCGGTAACTTTCACATGGTCCGGTGGCACGATGATCCACAGATCCCGGCCGGGTAGGTCAGGGTCGGGAATAACGAATGTGAATGACTCGCCGACGATGGTCAAGTGTTCGGCGTATCGGGCCAACGACGCCGAATGATGGACGACGCCACCGAAAAGCTTATCTAGCATCGCTTGTGAACGGTCGTCGGTTTGCTGAACATCCCCATCTGGGGTGCGCAACATGACTTTAATTTTTACCTTCGACATCGCAGCGGCGCGGTAAGCGACGACGAGGCGCATTTCGGGTACGACATCGTAGTATTCCCAGGCGCGCGCCTGCCAGGCGCTACCTGTGCCCGCTATCTGCGTAAAAGTCGACATGGACGCGGATGCTAGGGATATGGACGCGAATTCGTTACTAGAGGTGTGTATACGTGCGGGCGGGCGCTTTTTCTTTTTGAGCTTATTTATCCCAAACAACGCCACGGCCCCACACCTTTCGGTTAACTACGCATACTGTAGCCCTGCGTTACCGGTTTAGTCATCAGCCCATTGACGGCGGTACGTGTCGACGAATCCCATAATGCCGGTTACGTATGCGGCGGCGGCGGCAACACCGGATATGACAAACAGGTCGGTGTCCCCGAAGTAGAACCCGATCGGTGAAAAGAATCCAGCCCACCACACTGACGCGCACCAGGGGCAGGTAAGAAGTTTCGAAAAAAACCATTGCGTTCGCAGCCATCCGTGGCGGCCCCAAAAGTTGACGAATGACAATGCCGGGCCGTCAGTTAACGTGTCCTGCACCGTCAGCCGCGTTACTCGCAGTACTAGAAACGTAACCAATATTGCGACGCCCACACTCATGTACACCCCTTGACCAGGCAAAACAGCGTGAGAGCCACGCTGAGACGTTAAAAGCTTGTCACATGACAGGCAGGGACGGCAAAGACAACATGGCCGGACTTGATGTGGTGCCTCTTTGGCGTTG